CATACAGCACTTCACTTGCAACAGCTCAAGCTTTAAACGCATCAGGGGACATAGTTCTCGGAATGCACAACTCAAGGAATAGTTACTAATGCCAATTGACCCAATGACGGGAATGCCAAAGCCATACGCTCAAGAAGAGATGCTTGACGCTCCACTATATGCAAGGACATTGGAAAATCTTCCTGGCATAACTGCAGGTATTGGTTTCCAGGCTGGACGTGGTGCTAGAACAATGATGGCCGGCGGCGGCTTCATGGACGACGCCACAAGATTTGGTGTAGATAAAAAGGCTCAAAGATATGGAGCGTTTAGAAGTGGGGCAATGAGTCTTGACCCAAATGATTTAAGTTCTGGAAAACAATTTTTTGGCTTTGGAAGAAGAAGCGAAAGAGGAGCAAGACTTGCAGGGCAAGCGGGGAAGCAACCAGTCTATTATGGTGCAAGAGTCAATACTCTAACAGTAAGACCCAGAGCGTTAAGAAGAATGTCAAGCCTAAGCGCATTTGGAGCAGATCAAAGAACATACACTTACGCGCAAGGAATAAGAGGTCCTCTTTCTAAAGCAAGATTTGGTCCTTTAGGAAAATTGGCAGAAGCAAGTGGAACAGCTAAAGGTGAAGCTCTTCTTGGGCCTGGTTTATTTGCTGGCATAACAGCTGGAAGAAAAATGGACCTATTAGAAAGAAGAGCTTATGACGGTAATGCAAGAGCATTATCTAAATTAGAAGGTTCTTCTAATACGATACAAAGAATGGCCGGCATGAATACTGGTCTTACCGCCAAAACCCACGTTCCACGGACTAGTTAATTTAAACCCAATAGAAGCTTTCCCTGAAAGCTATAGCCGTCCGAACTTTGTCGGGCCTTCAGCCATAGACACTTCAATGGGTTCCGCTGTCACGGGAAAAGGAGTGGGCGAAATTGGCACCAGAGGTAACTTACTAGCATCTTCAATGGCTGGAAAAGGAACTCGTTACATGGCTGGTTACTTTAGAGGAGCACAAGGATTTGCTGGTGCAGCTGGTCTCCATGGAGAAGCTTTTACTGGAGCCCAAAAAGCAATTGCCCACATGACCAGTGCATTGGGGACAGAAGGAATCGCCGGAGTAGCTGGAAACAAACTTGCAGGAGAAGCAGCTGCAAAACAAGTTCTTAAAGAAGGTGTATTTAAAACTCTTGGCACAAAAGGTGCGATGGAAGCTTTTGGCACTAAAGCAGGCATGAAAGTGCTCGGGGCCAGAGGTGCAGCAATGGCTGTTCCTGGTCTTAACTTATTGGCTACAGCATCTTTAGTTTATGATATTGGTAGAATGGGTGGCGAAGCAATCAAAAGTGGTATAAACTTAGCTAGAGACGCAGAAAAATCTTTGCAAGGATCACTTAGTAAACCTATGTTTGGAATGGGATATAGGGATACTGAAGCAGCTGCTACTTCAAGGTCAAGAGGTGTTATGGCTATACAAAATTCTAGGTTAAATGCAAGAAGTGCATTAGGTTCAGAAGCGTCTATGATGGCAGCTCATTTTGGATAATCATGGATCATAAAGCTAAAGAGTTTAGAAAAAAATTAGAAAAACTTTCTAGAGAAGATCTTTTAGAATTAATTAAAGATCAAGATATAGAATTGTTTAAACAAGTTAATAGAATTGAATGGGTTTTTGAAAACAAACTACAACATATTAACTGGGCCGATGGAACACCTATAACTGGTAGACCTTTAACTAATAGAGAATTATCTTTCTTGATTGATGAACCATTTGAGATGGATAGAGAACTTCTTGAGCTTGGAATATCAGGAGAGCAACAAAGGCAAATGCATGTTGCTAAAGATCCTGTTGTTTGGGCAAAAAACTTTTTACAAGTTCAACCTAGAGTCTATCAAATATTAATACTAAGAGATCCATCATTAAGAAAAGTATTAAGAGCTGGTCGTCGTTTAGGAAAAACTTTTACACTAGCTATAACACTTTTGCATTATAGCTATACGCACAAAGACGGAAGATGTCTTGTTATTGCTCCGATGAAAACACAGGTAGAACTCATCTATCAGGAGATTGGAAGAATAGCCGGCAAAAACGAAGTTGTCATGAATTCAATAACAAGAAAAGTTAGCAGTCCTCAATTTATGATGGAATTTTCTAACGGATCAACTATTAGATTCTTTACATCTGGTATGCGTTCAGGTGGAAAGTCAGACGTTGCTCGTGGTCAGGAAGCACACGTGATTGTGTTGGACGAAATGGATTACATGCATACCGATGACCTAGACGCATTGTACGCCATGTTGCAGAAAACTGCAGAGGATCAGCCAGACAAAATGATGATTGGTGCTTCTACCCCAACTGGTAGAAGAGAAAAATTTTGGGAATGGTGTAGGTCTGAAAGATTCAAAGAATTTTGGTTTCCATCGTATTGCAACCCTTATTTTTCTAAAGAACAAGAAGATGAATTTAGAGAACAATATACTGAAATGGGTTATCGCCATGAAATAGAAGCTGATTGGGGCGAAGACTCAGAAGGCGTATACCCAAGAAAGTTTGTTGATAAAGCATTTATTAGCCCATCATGGACATATGAGCCAGAGATAACTTCAGCAAGATCTTTTCACGTCATAGGTGTTGACTGGGACAAGTACGGTGCCGGAACAAACATAGTTGTTGTAGAAGCATGCTCAGACAATCATGAAGACCCAAGATTTAGAGGAAGATCTAGATTAGCGTATAGAGAAGAAATAGATAGATCTGAATATACTTTAACTAAAGCAGTAGACAGAATATTTGAACTTAACGAAATATTTAAACCAAAACACATTTACGTGGACAGAGGTTTTGGAGAAGTTCAAGTTGAACTCTTACATAAGTATGGTGTTGAAAATCCTAAATCTGGTCTTAGAGAAAAAGTTAAGGGTGTGTCTTTTGCTGAAGCAGTCGAGGTAAGAGACCCATATACTAAAATGTTGGTTAAGAAAGAAATAAAACCATACATGGTAGACAACCTACGCCAGTTCTTGGAAAAAGAAAAAATAGTTTTTCCAGAATCAGATGAAGAATTATATCTGCAATTAATTTCTTATGTTGTAATAAGAACAACACAAATTGGAAGACCTATATTTGAAGCAAGCGGAACGGCAATGGACCACGCACATGATGCTTTGATGCTAGCTCTTTTAGCTATAACCCAAAACTATGGAGAATTTTCAAAAGGCAATTATGCCATGAATACTGAAACATTCTCTAATGATTTTTATATGCCAAAAGTTAATACCGTCCAGGATAATGAAGAAAAACCAAAGTACGCAATAGTTGGTAGGAACGATGGTTTAGCTGCAACTAAGTTTAATAAAAAAAGTTCTGTTATATCTAACGGTAAAAGAAAGATGTTTTGATTATGTCTATTAACAACATTGAAAATAACTTTGGTCCAACTAGTGACATATTCAGTGGATACAAAACAGATACATCTTTTTTTGAAGAAGAAACAAGGGATGATATTGTAGTAAATAAATACGCTAATAGTATTCCAACAAATCTTGATTACAGCTTAACCCCTAATATGTCGGTTGATTTAAATTTCTTAAAAAATCAATCTTTTCAAACTTATAACTACATTCAAGAAACAATTAAGTCAATAGATAATATATTATATAAAGTTTATTTAGATCAAAAATTAACTCCAAATATAGAAGAATGTCACACAAAGCTTTGGGAGGAATTATGTAAATATAACGACGTAAAACTGCCGGAACCAGATTTTGTTTCCTTTGAAGAATACAAGTACGCCGAAAGATCTATGTCTACGGTTGCTAGAAGGTTTATAGCTGAGTTTAACCAAATTTGTTCACAAAGCGTTTTTTCCTATTTATTAAATTATAGAAATTTATTAAACGCAATGTTAAATGAAGCTTTTTATATTAAAAATTTTATATTAATAAATTTTCAGGAGGAGTATGAAGATGACTCACAGAAAGAAGTTGCAGTACAGTTCGACGCATGGGCAAAGGTCGCAGCACAATGCACGCAACGCATTGTCCAATCGATCTCTTCATCACCAGGAGAAATCACAGCTTCCGAGCTGGATCAAATTACAGAAAAACAAGCCGTTGAATTCCAAGCATTTTTTTCGATTCGATTAGAAGCTTTAAACGAAGAAATTGCAAATTTATTAAATAACCTAAAAAGAGATTATGTAGATAATTGCAGTATTTTTTATGACAGATATTTATCGCAAACTTTAAACTTTAAAACAAAAATAGTTTCTCCTATGGAAGAAAATTTTTATACAACAACTTTTGCATCTAGGTTCCCAACCCTAACTGAAGAATTGGTTATAGCTACAAATGTTATAAATGCAAACTTTGGCATGATACTTAGCGACTTGATACAAAGAAATCAAATTATAAGATCTAGGGTAGAAAAGTTATTAGATTTAATTCAACAAAAGAGAAGATATTCTAATTATATATTTCAACTTTCATTTAAAGGGCAAAATAAAAAAGTTATTCGCAAAATAATAACAGAAGATAATTATTCTGAAATATACAAGAATTCTCACATAACCTATAAAGATCAAAGCGATTTAATTTCTGATCATGCAAGCCTACATAATTTAACCGAAAACCATCACCCGCAGTACTTGCTTAAAGATGGCGGCACAATAACTGGGAATATTTCTGTTGATTCTGGCATGAAAATAGATGGAGTTTCTTTATCTGGTCACGCGCATACAGGTAACGATGGTAGCCAAAAGATTAAGTCAACAGATATTGATTACGATATTGCAAGAACAGAATCTACTGTAGTTATTCCCAAAGCTAAGTCTATACAGATTACAAATATACAGCAGGATATAATAGATGGTGGAGTTCCGGTAGTTGATGCAGTAATAACGATAGAGGTAGAAGACGGCGATGTTGCCGCCAATCACGAGTATGAAGTTTTTGTGTATGAGGTTTAATTATGGCTTGGTTTAGATATTACGATTTAGATGGAAATTATATTTATCCTAATTTAAGGAAAAAAATAATCTTTCCAATAGCAAAAGAAAGCATTACTAAAGATTCTTGGCTTTTTATTGATGTAGAAAATTTGGATGTTGATATTTACTATTCTTTAAACAAAGAAGGTTCAATTTTTACCAAAACAGCTTCTACTGATCCAGATTCTTATTTAGTTGTTTATGAAGATAAGTCTTCCGAGAACTATGACTCAATTCCAGTGATAAGCCAAATTGTTGGAAATCTTTTATATTTTAAAGCAGCAGAAAATCATTCAAAAGATATTGAAATAAATAAACAATATAGTTTATATTATAAAACTCCAAATTTAAAACTAATCAAAAAAAGAACTCAAGATAATCAGTATCAAGCTTGCGAAGAGTCCCAATCGCAATTTGTTAGCTCTGAAGAAGAAGTAAATGTTTCTTCATATGTAAGAGATTTAACTTCAGATAATTACTATAATTTATCATTTGTTAATAGTGAATCCAATTGGGATTCTGGTGTTTCGAAAAATTCAGGGGCTTCTTTGATAGGAACTTTTACTGGACCAAACATAAACATATATTGCGACAAAGGCCCAGATTATGGTAAGTTTAAAATAAGAATTACAGCTTATGGATCTGACCAAGATATAGATAACAAAATTGTTTTAGACTGGCAAGAAGTTGACTTATATAGCCAGAGCAAAAACACGGATACCTTAGTTTTTTCTAAAACAAATTTATCATATAAAAATTATGTATTTGAAATAGTTTCTAATCATGAAAAAAATATACTATCTTCAGATGGAAAAATGAATATAAAAAAATATAGTTTTTCTTTAAATAATTACTTGAGCTTAAACAAAGAAGAAGTAAGTTCATCATTATTGGGAAGAATCGTCACAGGAGCAACTTTGTAATGGCTGAGATTATAAAAAAAATAGAAAACTTAAAACCAGGCAAGAACTATATATTTAGTGTAAGGACTAAAAACACTGACATTAACGCTTATTCAGAAAGCGTAGATTCTATATTAGTTTCAATTCCTAAAGACACCACGATACCAGCCGCCATATCTAATTTAGACTTGTACGCATCATTTGAAAATGTTATGTTTGTTTTTGACTTCAGCAATGATTTAGATATAGACAAATATGAATATGAACTATATGACAATGGGGCCGGCACCGGGACAGCTACTTCTACAGGTTTTAGCTCTGCAAACGTGTTTACTGTAGCGGTACCAAACAGCACAGACACCGTCGCTAAAACTTATTGGGGCAGAGTTAGATCAGTAGATACGACTGGTAATCTTGGCCCATGGACTTCTTTGACACAAACCGATCAGTCAACTCCTTTGATAGATAGTCAATACATAAATAGTTTAACAGCGTCCAAAATAACAGCTGGCACAATAGGCGCACAAACAATAACATTATCTGGGGCTAACTCAATACTTAAGTCTAACAACTATGCCGCAGCTAATACAACGTTTGGCGGAACTGGTTGGAAAATAAGCGGCGATGGAAAAGCTGTATTTAATGACGCTAGCATCAGGTCAAGCTTGGATATTGGCGAAGACCAAGGCACATCAGATGCCACGTCATTTCACGTTGATTCAAACGGAAACATGTGGAGCGGTTCAAATAGCACTAGCTTTTCTGTGGCTCCATTTAGGGTCACAAATACAGGCGATGTTACAGCCAATAGTCTGACTTTAACAGGTAGGACATCTTTAAACAATAGTGGAAACGCTTCTATATTTTTAACCAATAATGTTGATGGCATAGGTCTTTATAGTGATGCGAATACAGCATTCTATGTTGATGCTACTGACAAGTTTTCTTTGGGCAATAAATTAACATGGGCAAACAGTGTCTTAACCGTACAGGGTGTATTGAAACTCGACGATGGTTCAGATGTTCTGAACGCAGCAGATGTTGAACTTATAGTTGACGAGTTTGGTAACGAAATACAGGACGGTTTCATAGGTGGCTTGACTATAACTGCTAATGCAATGTATTACGGCACTGGAACTTTTGCTAATGGTAATACAGCTTTTTATGTTGGTAGGAATGCCTCTAATCAAGCAAACTTTTCTTTAGGCAATAAACTGACTTGGGATGGAACAACTTTAAGCATAACAGGTAACGTTGCAATTACCGGCGGCACAACTTATACAACAATTCAAAATGCATACGATGAAGCAAATAGCGCATCTGATGCAGCAGGACTAGCTTACTCAACTGCTATTGACGCACAAAGCATTGCAGTGTCCGCCCAAGGAACAGCAGACGATGCCTACTATGAGGCTTCAACAAAAATAGGTGCAGGAACACTAATTGCAGAAATCAATGGAGCATCTACAAAAATTAGTGGAGATCAAATAAGTGCAGGAACAATAAGAGCTAGTACGTCTTTCATAGCAGAAGGGTCTGGAACTTTTCAAAACTCAGATGGATCTTTTTACGTTGATGCCGGTGGTGGTTGCTCAACTAACAATATAGTTTCATCTGTAGGTAATTTAGCTTTAGATATAGCCAACCATGATTGCAATATGATAAGATTGGGTAGTCCAGTTACATCCGGATATTTTACCGTTTTTGGAAACTTACAATATAAAACAGCGTCTGCATATTCCGATAAAAGAATAAAGAATACAATAACACCTATTGAATCTTCAATTAATTTTATAAATAAATTAGAACCAGTTAGTTATTATTTAAATCATTTTAGTCATGAAGATACTTTGAATAGTATTACTACAGATAACACTGGAAAAAGAAAACATTTTGGCCTAGTAGCTCAAGACGTAAAAGTAGCATTGGATAATTCAGGTTATCCAGCTTCAGAGTATTCACTTTGGAAAGGTAGCGAGCCAGGAGAAGAAGACCGTCTTCAGTCAGTTTCCTATGATGAAATGGTACCCCATTTAGTCAAAGCAATTCAAGAATTATCTGCAAAAGTGCAAGAACTTGAGTCTAGACTAAACTCGTGATATACTAACAGAATGTCTAGAATAAGAGCAAATGAAAATTTGACGCCTTCAAGCATCCACAATATTGATGATGAAGACTCAAATCTAGATGTTAATATTATAATAGCAACTTTTCAAGAAAAACTTAGCAGCTTAATGACCGAATTGGTTATTAAAGAAGCTACAATCAAACAACAATCAAACATTATAAGAAAACTAAAAGGACAAAATTATGAGTGATGCAGTAGAAACAACTGAAGAAAAGAAAGATTTTTCCGTAGAGATTAAGATCAGTGAACAGAACCTTTCTTATAGAAGCGACTTCGCTGAAGCTGAAACCGTTTTTTGGCTTGAAGCAGTAAAAGATCTTATTATTAAGAATGCTTTTAATAAAGCTGGCCTTGAGCAGGGTAACTAACTTATAAAAATATAATCTAATAAGTACTATTCTATTAGATTTATACGGGAGCCCCAAATGCCATTATTAGACTATTTACCATTTCGTCAAATAGACGACTTTAACAGTGGTAACTTTGTAGCAAAAACTATAGAGCCTGAAGACGTAGGTACTTTAGGTAAGGTCATGAGAGTGGCATCGCTCGCCCTTGGTTATCACGGTTCAGTTTACTGGTATAACACTAGAGCAACATTTGAGCCATCGCCATACGACTTTGATAGAATTATGCAAGCGGTAGATACCGACTCGTATATCCGTCAAGCGATGAATAAATATAAAGATTTGTTCTGGAAAGAAAACTGGCAAATAGTTGGGGAAAACCCTGAAGCAGTGGCTTACCTATACCAAAGAATAGACTTCTTAGAAATGACTATGAAGAGACCGTTTTTGGATTTCTTGATAGAAGTTTCCGATCAACTTTTCAAGTATGCCAACTGTTTTATAGTTAAAGCTAGAGGAGATATTTCTGAATATTTTCCAGATAAATTAACTCCAGTTTCAGCTGAGCAAACAGTAATAGGATATTATTTAATCCCGACAGAACAAGTCAGAATTCTTAGAGATAAATTTAATAGACCTAAGTCATACGAGCAAAGAACTGATCCTTTAACTTATTCGCCTTCTGCTAAGACTCCCGTTTGGACGGCCGATAGAGTTATCCATCTGCATTTTGACAAAAAAGCTGGCAGAGCTTTTGGTACGCCATTTCTAGTAAACGTTTTGGATGACGTAATTGCCCTAAGACAATTAGAAGAAGATATTCAAAATCTTGTTCACAGAGAATTATTTCCTCTTTACAAATACAAGATTGGTACAGCTGAACAACCAGCAGAGCCAGAAGAAATATCACGTGCTGCAGCAGAAATTGAAAACCTTAGAACCGAAGGTGGTTTGATACTTCCGTTTAGACATGACATTGATGTTGTTGCATCAGGTAATCAGCTGCTTGATGCTTCAAAATATCTTGAGCACTTTAAGGAAAGAGTTGCTGTTGGTTTAGGATTGGCTCCTCATCACCTTGGTATGATGATGAATGGTGGGAATAGATCAGTAACAGATAGATTAGATGTAGCTCTTTATGACAAGATTAAACAGTACCAAAAACAGTTTGCTGAAATTATTAGAGTTAATGTTTTTAATGAACTATTGTTTGAGGGTGGTTTTGACCCGATTAAGAACCCAATCGAAACTGACGTATCAGACCGTTGTTACTTTAAGTTTAATGAAATTGACGTAGATACTCAAGTTAAAAAAGAAACCCACGTAATACAGAAGTATACCAATTCTATTATTTCTTTGTCTGAGACTAGAAAAGAGTTGGGCCTTGATCCAGAAATTGATGAATCAGAATTGTTTGGCGCTATACAAGCTAGAATCCAAATGGACATAGCAACTCATCAGGCAGATGTTCAGGCAGCTATAGCTCCTCAGCAGAGTGCGGTGACTAAGACTTCAGCAAGCGGTGGGACTACACAGACTGCACCGCCAAAGCAACCTAAGTCTACAAACTTGCCCAATAACACAAAAGGGCCAGGTAACATTATCAGACCGACCAATCAACAGGGCACAAGAACATCTCCCAATATTAGAAGAGCAGATGATTTATCTTGGTTGTCAGTAGTTGAAAATCTTTTAGAAAAAGAGTATACTGTTATAGACACAGATGACTTAATGTCAGATATTCTAAAGGATGATGATGGGCTTAATAATTAATTCAGAGATTAGCAAGCAGTTCTTGCTGGAAGAAGACGCTATTAAAGGCTTTAAAAAAGCAGTTGACAACAACCAAACGTCGCTTGCTATGAAAGTTCTAACAGAAATAATTGATACTTTTATGGAAGCATTTGATCTTCTTATTGAGACAGAAGATGATTCAGCAACAGAAGAAGTTGTTGAAACTAAGATTGAAGAAGTCAAAGAAGAAAAAAAACCAGCAGCAAAAAAAGCTGATGTAAAAGAAGAAAAAGTACAAACTGAAGAAAAATGAAATTAATAATTGGCTGTCCAATCTATAAAAGAGATTGGATTCTTCCGGAATGGATTAGATGTATTATCAATCAATCCATTGACATGAACGATGTTGGTTTGATTTTTGAAACATCACCTGATGATTTTGAAACTACTAACTCTTTAATAACTTGGAAAAAATTAGATAAAAGATTCCAAACTTTTGAGATTAATGAGAGAAAAGATATACCTCATTTTGAACACGAGAACAACGGAAGACAGTGGACTATGTCCAAGTACCACAACATGGTGTCTTTAAGGAATTCTATACTTAAAAGAGTAAGAGAATACCAGCCAGATTTTTATCTAAGCTTAGACTCAGATATCCTGTTGCAAAATCCTAATACAATAGAGTTACTAATAGCTCATATTAAAGATGGAGCAGATGCAGTTTCGCCATTGATGTTTATGACGCCTATGGATTCAAGATTCCCTAGTGTAATGAATTGGAAAGATGAAGATCACAACATAGCCTACAGAAAAGAAAAATATCCTTTGGGAGAATATTTTCAGTCGGATGTTATTATGGCTGCAAAAATGATGTCTAAAGATGTTTATAATAATGTAGATTATCAGTTCCATAAACAGGGTGAAGATCTTGGTTGGGCAAAAAACGCTACAGAAAAAGGCTTTAAATTATATAGTGCATCCTATATTTACGCCCCTCATCTTATGTCTAAAGATATGTATCAGCATTATTTGACAAATGGAGACAATAGGGGTAATATTAGAACTAGTCAAGTTCGATAAAGTATGATATATTTATATAAGATTGTTTAATCTTATAAAAACAAATTTACTATATAGCTGATCAGTAATAAAGGAACAAATAATGGCTTTTGATTTTGTAGAAAATTTCACGATAGAAATGCCCAAGTTTGCCGACTCCAATTATAATTTCATGGAATCATTTGATAGTAAACAGGGGCTAATAATCGAAGTTGCCGCTATACATGAGCGGGTTGACAGCTAACTACAATAACTACTCAGCAATAGAATTAGAAAAGGCTCTCCAGTCTTGGGTTGAGCCATATCCTAAGCCAATCATTCTTAACCATGATTTAAACTCTGAGCCGATTGGCCGTGTTATGGCTGCAAGGATGGATAAGGAAGAAGACGGTTCTTCTTTCGTACGTTTGCAGATTGCCGTTACTGATCCAGTTGCCGCACAAAAAATAGCCGATAAAAGATATATGACCGGTTCTGTTGGCGGAAGAGCCGGCAAAGCTGTTTGTTCGATATCTGGAGATGACCTAGCATCAGAAGACGCAAGTGGCAAGCCAAACGTTGCCAGATTTAAAAGAGGCAAAGTCTACAAGGGTAAAATGGCTTTTGTTGACATGCAAGACATTTCTTTTAAAGAGTACTCATTTGTTAACCAGCCAGCAGATCAAAGATCTGGAGTAAGAGGTTCTAAGTCGGTAGACGGCAAAGCACCGGTTGCTGATTCAGAGAACTGGATAGCTAGAAGTTCAGCTTTTGTCCTACACATGGATAATGATGATATTGTTTCAATAAATGAAAATGAATCAATGTTTAAAAATATGAAGAAAAAAGAATCAAGACCAGTTTACCTGCATCTTAAGGGAGCATTCCTTAGTGCGATGGCTGTTCAAGAGAGTGAAAATGTAATTAATGAGCAGGCTTCATTACTATCTAATGAAGACTCTATTGAGAAAAAATATGAGGAGAATCTTAAAATGGATGATGTTGTAGTAAACGAAGACATCCTCGCCGTCGCTCAAGAGCTTAGCGAAGACCTTTCAACGTTGGCAAGTGCTTCTAAGGAAGAAGAATCAGCAGATAAAGTAGCTGACGAAACTGCTGAATCAGCAAAAGCTGACGCAGAAGAAGTAAAGCCTGTTGAAGAACAAGAAGAAGTAATCGCAGTTGAGTTGGACGACGAATTAGCAAAAGCTAAGGCTCGCGTAGCCGAACTTGAAGCACAGATCGTTTCTGCAGCACCAGCCGCAGAAGAAGAATCTACAGAAGTTGCAGTAGCAACAGAAGAACAGAGTGAAGTAGTAGTTGTTGATTCTGTTAAAGCTGAAACCTCTGAAGAAAATAAAGATACTGAAGGAACAGAAGCAGAGCTCACTGGTGAAGAAGTTGCCCCTGAGCAAAATGCGGATGATTCAGTCAATAAACTTCAGGCTCTTGAAGAAGAAAACCAGAAGCTTAGAAGTGCATTACA